GAATCTTCCATATAACGAAGCTGATTTACAAGCTTCATTGCTTTATGCAGGTGACTAATTACTCGCTGTCGCGATGAGTCGTACAAACCTGAATTGACTTGTATAACAGCATCTTTTGCAAACTTAACGCCATTTGTTGCTTGTCCATTATTCATGTCAGGCGAATAGACATAATACTCATCTACTATTTTTTCGTATTCTACTTGAGTCTTCGGATCAGTTACTTTTTGAACTTCCTTTACTTTACTAATGTGTGTAGAATCGATTGGTCGTAATTCTGCGATCCCTTTCTGTGGATTTTGTGGATCAATAATAACGTTAAAGTATAATTTTCCGTCAATGTACCAATTACGGAAATAGTCTTCTGACATGCGATTAAACTTATAAAGTTTAACCACATTATTAAATTCATTTAAAATTTGTTTTTTTACATTATCGGGTTGATCTAGATCGTTCATCGCAAGATCAACTGGCGAAGATGTGTCCGATGCTGAAAGAGCACCGTCTACAATATCTGAAACCGCGGCATCACATTCTGGCTGCTGCGCTGATTCTCGATATTTTATAATTAATTCGTGATCTGAAACAGTAGTAGTTCCAGACAAATCTACATATTGTCCGTAGTAGCCACCACCAACAGTTACTGTTGAGCCGCCATCATCGTTTGCCTTAGGAATAGGAGATACAAATTCTTTCTCCGTCTTCTTAAGTTTTTTACTAATTTCGTATCCGAATATTTCCATAATGTTATTTATATCACGATAAGTGGAGGGGTTGGACCTCCACTTATCGGATATGTATTAATTAATTAAAACTACGAAGTTGTACCAGACTCCCAATATTGGTAAGCCAGTTCAACTGTGAATTCTTCAATTGAATCATTGGTGTCATAGCTCAAATCGATTCCAGAAACATTAATTGGATATGCACCACGAATGGTGTACTCCTTAGTAACATTTCCTGCTTTATCGAGCTGTTGAACTCCCATATCCGCTTGATAGTCTGTAGGATTGGCTAAACCTGTGTTATTCACATGCTCATTCATACCATTCATCCAACGTTCCATAGCGTTACGGATTTCCATACCAGTGTCATTGATAACTGTAATTGACCAGTTTTCGAATGTACGGTCACCTGCAATTTTCAACTGACGACCACGAAATGGTACATCAAGCTGAGCAATTTGCGAGCCTGGTAACTGTGCACCTTTACACATGAAAGATGCGAGTTCTGTATCACCTCCAGCGTATCCTGGAAAATTAACGATTGCTTTGAAAAGGTTAGGACGTGCGCCCCCACCGATTAACTTTGATTTAAAATCATCTACTCCTAAAGTTGCCATAATTGTTTATCCTTTCTTATATTATTTATATTAGTTAGTGCCAACAATTTCAGAGAACTCAACGCCAGTGCGGGTTGCAATGAAGTTAAGAGTAATGAAGTTAATCGAACGAGCAGGTTTGATATAGATATCAGCCACAAAGCGGTTGGTATCAATCACTTGACCTGTGTTATTCGTTTCATCACATACAACTAAGAAGTCAGTAACACCACGACGACCCTTTACATCCCGTAGGAAAGGTTCTGTCATATTTCTGAACATCGCACGAGTAAATTCGTCGTTCAATTCGAACAGTTGGAATTTAGCTGCAGTAGCAATTGCCTTTTCAAGAACCATGAACAAGCGACGTACGTTGATACGATCGAATGCAGAAGGTTTTTGAGTGAAGGTCTTATCACCAAATAGTACAATTCCTTGTCCTGGGAAATTGGTGATAGGATTAATTGCTGCTTTGTACAAAGCATCACGATCGGTATTCTTAGGATTAAAAGCTAATTTAGCTGCACCAAGAATTTGACCACGATTGAAACCAGCAGGTGAGAACCAAGGTTCTGCTACATCATCTGTGTTAGCACAAAGACCAGCAATATAACCGCTAGTTGTAATCCAATCATAACGATCAAGATACTTATTATAGACATACACGGTAGAACCTGTTGTCGTAAAGTAATTCGATGTTGTAGTTGGAACGTTACCTTTGACGTGAGTTAGCTTAGCAGCATCTGTTGATTGTTTGTGTAGATCAATCGGAGCTGAACCGCAACCAAGACAATCTTTACGAGCTGCAACAGTACTTAGCACAGTAGATTCAATGTTCTTTTGGTCTGCAGCAGTTGACATAGGATCTGCGAAAAGCAGATTTACATCAACGCTTTCAGCATCAGCGAATAATCCAAGTGCTGCTACAACTTCGGAATCATCGAGTGTACCGTCTACACCAAGTGTAAAGGACAAGTCTTTTGCGCCGTTGGTGAGCAGTGCAGCTACTGGATCTGCGCTTAAACCAGCATCGTCAATAGAACCTGTTCCAATATCAGCATCTGCATTAGTAAATAGATCAGTAAGCTTATTTGCAAAAAGATACTGTGAACCAGCGTTAATTACATCTTTGTAGTAATTACTTGCGCCAGTATCGAGTTTCGCACCTTTAGCAAGAGACAAACCTTGGTATTTTTCAAGGATACTACCCTTTATACCTGTGAACAATCCGCCTTCGTCAATAACGAGGACGTGAATTTCATCACCAGTAATACCAGCATTTAAACCAGCATCTGTAGTTGAAGGCACGTAATCGAAATTATTAACGATATTTGTGTTAGTTGTTCCTGAGTGTCCGATAATAACTTGAAGGCTATTACCATAAGCACCTGGGCAACGAGCAACAAAATACTCATTCGCGTCGGTGGATAGGTTTTCGAATGTTTCAAGATTACCGATTGGTGCACTTTCAACAGCTGCAGTAGCATTTCCTACAACAGCATTACGAGCACCACTTGGAACGGCGCGTGAAACCTTTAAAAAGTTTCCGTATTTTAAAAAACTTGCAGCAACCAAGAACGACACGGAGTGTGCGGCGTCAGGTGTACCAAAGTTTGCTTGAAGATCTTTCTCAGAACTGATGTTAATCAATTCTCCAGAAGGTCCCCAGTTAAAGTGACCAGAGTATCCACCAATAGAGGTAGAAACCGCTGGAATCACATTTGTTAAGTCGATTTCATTTACCTCGACTCCTGGTGATACTAAGAATCCCATGTTTGTTTTCCTTTCAATGTAGTTTTAATTAATAAGTGAATCATAATAAGAGTGTTTTCAATAGTTCTATTTATAAATAAGTGGATTTAGAGATTATCCCACTCTCTTACATCATTCACCATTTTGTCATAAACGGTTCCGTATGATCTACCGTCGTCTATTTCTCCAAAGAGTGGTACATCTTCTTCGATTTGTTTCATTTTTTCTGCAAAAAGCATTTCTTTCAAATCCACAGTAGATATATCACCAAATGCTTCTGAAGAAACAAACCATGCAAACATTACAAGATTCATAACGAGGTCATCGTGATTTCCTTGTGTCGCTTCATATGATGATCCCTTTATTTCAAATGTAGATAACTCAGATATTGTATCTGCATCTGGTATTTGTATCTTTCCCAATTCAACTAAATCTTTTAGATTAGAACATCCAATACGTTTTACTCTTTTGGTCATTGTAACACCAACACCACCCCGTTTTACGGTAGATTCTACAAAGGTATTCTCGTATTCATATTCGTAATACACATCATTACACACTACTTGACCTACATCGTTATTTTCAATAATCACTAAAGCTTCGTTGTACATCTTCGCGACTTTTACAATAATATCAGGAAAAATCATAGGTGATATCATATTATCTCGGAATGTAGCAACTTGTTCAAACATTCCAGTTGTGATATCAACTACAGTAAAGGTAGAATAATCCTGTCCTCTCCCCTTTGAAACGTCTACTGTCATAATGTACGTGTGATCTTCTTTAGGACCTTGATAATAATTAACGTTTCTTTCTATTTTCAAAGGGTGCTCAGGTTTAAGAGCAAGTAGGCTGTTTGAAGCAATAAGTGTATTCGCAGTTCCTAAAAAGTTATTACCATACTCTTGTTCGAACTGAAGTTCTGATGTATTAGCGATTGTTTCTGCTTTCCACTTTTCATCTCTTCCTGGTACATCGAACCAATCAATCCTCGAATGCTTGAATTCATTAATTCCTTTCTGTGAGCTTTCATATATTTTAAAGAACATATTGCCAACACCATTTGCAGTAGAGGTAATAATAACCTTTGTTTCGTCACCTGCTGAAATTACTGGATATGTCGACGTGTAGAACTCTGCATCTCTTTCAACAAAGGCAAACTCGTCAAGGAAGAGTAAGTCAATAGATAGACCGCGAATAGAACTGCCAGAAGTTGCTGAAGCTATAATCTTCGCGTTATTTGCAAAAGTGATATTACCTTTATTCAATTCTTTACAGCCAGGCTGCAAAAAGAAAGGTAAATTCTCAAGTGCTAAAGTAATTCTACCTAGCATTTCTCGTGCAGTAGCTCCCTTATTTGCAAGAATAGCAATTGTTTTTTCAGGATTAAAAATTGCA